GCACTATGCGTACACTGCAAAGGGTATGGCTAAGGCTAAAGCGGCAGCAAAGAAGAGTGGTAAGAAGGTGAGTTACGGGAAGAGCAGGAGGAAAGCCTAATGGCTAATTGGATTAAGAAGGCTACGTCTAAGAACAAGGGTGCGTTTGGTAGACAGGCTAAGCGAGCTGGTATGAGTACAGGTGCATTCGCTAGGAAAGTTAAAAAGAGTCCCAAGAAGTATTCTGCGACTACAGTAAAACGAGCTAATTTAGCGTCTACTCTCGGCAAGTTACGGAAACGCGCATGACAACTGAGGAAGTTATTGCGTCATTGGACCCTACTCGTGATTACGGGGACCGTTCATATGAGCAGGTTGTGACTGAGGTTGAGTCAGGGGCGTTGATGGTCATCCCCAGCGCTAAGGGCGGGCAGCCTATTATTCGTCAAAAGGTAGGTGGCTTTGTCATTAAGGGGAGCGGTCGGACTAACGACAGCAACATAGAGCGGGGCACAGCAGAGACCAAGCGTTTATTTATGGCTAGGGCTGCTGATGATTTTGATTCTGTTTACGAGTCTGTGGTGACGTCTGCTAACAAAGGTGATGTCCGCGCTCAGAAATTGTTTATGGAACTCTACGTCGGTAGGCCCACCGAAGCTGTCGATGGGATGGACAAGGATATAGCTAAGATTATTGCCGAACATTACCTAAGATCACAAGGGACACGTACCATTGACATCCTTGACGTATGAGCCACCTAATGTGTGGACAGAGATAAATGATGGGGACGCATACGACCCGTGGCCGTGGCAGGACTTACATGTTCACAGCCGCAGTGAGACTAAACGTTTAATCCTTGCTTGCGGACGTAGGGCTGGTAAGACTACTGCGATTAAAGCAGAGATTGTGCGCGAAGCCCTAAAGCCCCAACAAAGACAGTTTGGGGTACTTCATTCGCCCTATATCTACGTTATAGCCCCTAACTATGAGCTTACGATGAAGGTGTGGGAGCCCGTATGGAACCTCTTTGTCGGAAGAGGGGCTCCATTAAGACACTTGTATAAGTCTCACGACAAGACCAGAAAGCTCATAGAGCTCGTGACTGGCGGAAGAATGCAAGCCAAATCAGCTGATGACCCGACTGGTTTGCAAGGCGACCGCGTAACAGCAGCCTTTGTAGATGAAGCACAAGACCTTAATCCTGAAGCATGGGCCAGCTTTATGCCAGCGCTTGCTGATACCGACGGAAGGCTAATTGCTATTGGTATAGCTAAAGGAAAAGGAAATTTTCGCACGTATTTTCAAATTGGACAAGAAGACGACCCCCGTTATTACTCCGCTTCAGTCACGTCACTAGCACACCCAAACATCGAGGAAGACGATTTAGAAGAATTTAAGCGAGACCTAACAGAAGCTCAGTTCAGACAACAGTACCTCGCTGAATGGGTTGAAGACGACGGTCAGGTGTTTAGAAACATTGACGATTGTTTTGATGGCGAGTGGCTTGAACCAAAAGAGTCTCAATACCTAATGGGCCTCGACATAGGAAAAATAGAAGACTACACAGTAGCGTATGTCATAGACATTAATACGATGAGCATCGTAGCAAGGGATAGATTTAATGGATTGGATTACACACTCCTCGGTCCGCGCATTGCAGGGCTATACAAAAAGTACAAATGCCAAACGATTCATCTTGATGGCTCTGGTGTGGGGGAGCCTGTGGCTGACATCCTACGCAGCGAGGGTTGTTCTATTACATCGTTTAAATTCACTAACCAATCGAAAGCTACACTTGTATCCACCCTCGCCGCCGAAATCGAGCATGGGAGAGTTCATTTCCCCAAAGATGACGAAATACTTAAAAAGGAGTTAGAATTATTTGAAGGCACTGTGTTATCTGGCGGAGCTGTTCGGTACGGGCATCCTGTTGGTTATCATGATGACTCGGTGATGGCTGCGGGCTTAGCGGTCATGAAAGCGAAAAAGAGAAAGAACACCACGTCAATGGCGCGTCGTTCTGACTATCTGACGTTTGGATAATGTATGACCACTGAAGAATTTTACGCAGTGTTTGATGATGACTACAGCCGTTACAGGCGGCTTCGTGATAACGTCTACCAAAATTATTTTTCAAACATCAAAGATGACACCGACTACTACAACGGGAATTACCCCAACATTGGGGAAATCATTCCGCGTGAGTATCGTGAGTCTGGCATGTCAGCGACTATTCCGCCCACTGCTCGGAACGCTGTAGATAACGCATCAGACCACATACTCACCACCCCTCACATTTACGTCCCAGTGAAACAAACTGACAACGACCAACAAGCGCAGCAGGGATTAGCTGAGCGCAAGCGCCAGTTCTTAGCTGCGTTTTGGGAACGAGTGGAGCTGGATTACGCAAGCCCTTTGGCTATAGGGCGCAAGAAATTAGTTAAAGACGGTCGGATTGTCGTAAAAAAAGAACTCCGCTGGGAATTAATTCCTGACCCTCCAGCAATGGACTCGACTCGTGGCGAAAAACAAAAGTACCGCAACAGGCTGCGTAAATTAGCACAGTCTCAATTTTTGTGGAAAGTAAGCGTAGCCCCGAATGAAACTATCGTAGAAGACCCAGACACTCCTAACGACCCGTTGTATGTCTATGAGTTCTACGAAATTTACCCCGATGAAGCTCGTCGAAGGTTTCCTGAATACGTCGATGTATTTGACGGCGGTGATTCAGAGAAGCTGGAATTTGTGGAACTCTATACAAAGCCGTTTAAGGAAGACTCTGGCTCCCACAAAATGTGGGTCTCAGGTCAGCTAGTCCATGACGAAATGAACCCCTATTGCTGGGAAACAGAGGCGTCCACAGAAGACAAAAAAGATTATGACGGTTATGTGCCGTACATCATTAGAGACTCAGGTTGGGGTGAGGTAGACAAGAACAACGACCCTGCTGACAGGTATGTAGGTATCCTGCGGTACATCCACCCTGTACTACAGGCGGAAGCGCGTCAGCTTACCGCAGCCGACATTCAATTACGCTACTCAACGTTCGCTCCAATCATCACCAGAAACATTATGGATGATGACACGCCTATTGAATTAGGTGCTGGTAAGCGGATTAACCTTGTGGATGACCAAGAGATTGAGTTCCGCAAGCTACCAGAAGTGAACCTGTCCGTCTTCCAGATGATGGACCGCGTACATAATTACACCTCCGAGCTGTCAAAGCTAGGTACGTTAGGGGGCCAGCCTCAGCGCGGGGTGGAGTCTGCTACTGAGGCAGACATGAATATGCGTAACGCAGCTGTTAAGTTGGGCGGGTGTGTAGCGTCATTACGAGCCTGTATCGCTATCGCGTCACGGCAAGTGTTCCAAGACATCGAGCACATTCTTGACACACCAGTCACGTTAGCGGGGAGCACTCGACGTTCTGCTAGCGAAATAACTATCAAGCCAGCAGAAATAGACGAGTTTTACGCAGTAGATGTAGAGCTTCACACGTCAGACAGAGCTGCAATTGAGATGCGAGACATGATGGTCTGGTCTCAGTTATACCAAACATACGGTGGAATGCTAAGTGCAGAGACCGCTATGGAGAATTCGGGTATCGAAAACCCACAAGAAGAGCTCCTCAAGGCGTCTGTGAACACCCTCTTTATGTCACCAGAAGCACAGCAAGTGCGTACTATGATGATGTTGAAGGGTTTGCAGGGTCAAGCTGCTGAAGTGTTACGAGCGTTCCAATCTAACATGTTGCAGAATTCACAGCCAGTACAACCCCCTCAAGGGATGATGCCCCCACCAGCAGGTATGCAGGAAACGGTGACAGACCAGTTTAGTGTGGGTGAAGAAGTTACTCCGTCAGGAATAGAAGAAAATGTACAAATGGACCGACAGGTCAACGTAGCGAATGAGATGTTCTAATGGCTGGTGAACTAGCAGCATTAATGAGTGACGCCGCAAGGCAGGTAACGGTGTTGAACGCTATGGCGTTGGACTACATTGCTGATGCCTTTTCCACCCCTGAAGAAGCTAAGGTGTTTAGCGCTACATTCGATGAGATGCAAAAAACATTTGCGGCTCACGGTCATGGCGCAGACTTGTACAACTGTACAGAGCCCTTTTGCATGGAAGCGAAGATGGCAATTATTGAGGCAGTCCAGCTGCTTCAACAGGCCGCCGCTCAGGAAGGAGCTCAATAATGACCCCTGAAGAAAGAATGGCACTCCTAGCCGCAATAGCGGGTGGCATAGATGGACTTACTAAGGAGCAATACCTAGAGTATAAAGACGCAGTAGCTACGGTGTTCGCCAACGATGCTGCTAGTGCTCAGGGCTTCTCAGCCGGCGGTGATATGTGGCAATCTGCCTACGACGCAATTATGTCAGAGTACGCAAAAGTCGAAGCCCGTTATCCGTTTGAAGGTCTTGGGTACATGGTGACGGGAATTCTTAACGCAACAGATAAAAATGGCGCACCGCTGCTAGACCCTAATGGCACTCCCAGAAAAGTGTACACAATAAAAAGTCAGCTATTAGGTCAAACATTAGAAGTAACCGAAATTTTAGATTCGCGAGGCAATCCTACTGGAACGTTTAGTGAGTACATTGTTCCCGCCGCACCCAAAGGCGAAGATTTAAGAGACCGATACATAATTAAAAATCATCCTGATGGAACTATGCAGCGTATTGATAAGACCACTGCTACGTCAGAAGTATCTGTAGACGGCGGAAAGACGTGGACTACTGGGTCATTTACTGAGGCTCAGGAAGTAGATGCCGTAGAGATATCTACGGAAATAATTACCAATGCCTCTGATGGCCAGCAGTACATTATCAACTCAGCTACAGGCGAAAAAATTAGTGGAGCGTTAGGGGTTGACCCCGATTGGCAATACAAAGAAGGGATGTTAGACGTTTCAGAAGGCAATCTAGGAGTGTCGCAAGGCAACCTAGAGGTTGCACAAGGACAGCTAGCTGAGAACCAAAGGCAGTTTAACTTAGAGTTTGACGAAGACCGCAGTCAGTGGACGAGGGAATTTGGGGAAGAGCAGCGTCAATTCGATACAGGAGAAAATCGTTTAGAAAGAACGCTAGCAGCTAATAACTACTTTAATAGTCTGAATGAGTTAGGTAGAAACTACAGAACGCTTATACAAACAGCTCCTCAGATGGCTAATGCTGCCACTAATCAGGGTGAATTAATACGGAATATTCTGAGTCAAGGTGGTGATGTACTAGCCAGAACGTTCTTTACCCGAGGTGGTCAGTCTCCGTTACCAGAAATCACTCAAGCAGACTTGCTAAACAACCTGTCTAAAGAGATGACAAACATACAACAGTACGAATCTAATGCTATCAAAGCAGAAAATGACCGACGTACCCGCGCTGACTCCCGTCGTGCAGATGAAGAGTTCCGTCAAGCAGAGGAACAGCGACGTGCTGATGCTCGCGCTCAGTACGGTCGTTTTGTTAATGAAATGCGGCCAACGGTTAACGAGTCAAGCTCGTTTGATGCGGAAGGGTACAAAAGCCAGCAAGAGAGAATAGCGGACGCTCAAGCTAATCTTGATAATGCAACTAATTTTGACTACTCCTCGATTGTAGTAGGGACCAATCCAGATGGTTCAGATAGATTAGTAGACCCTAATCTTGTAGCGGGTATTAGAGCTCAAAGTATCAAAACTGCTCAAGATGCTTTGGATGCGATCCCTGCTGCTACCGAAGCGGACTACACAACATTTAGTAGGACCGAGACGATGCCAGACAAGCCGTCGTTTGCGGATTGGATGGCTACTTCTGAGTTCGCTACTCCTCTAGACCGAGCTACGTTCAAGACCAGCTTTGCTCCATCCCAGCAGCTTACCGTTCCTGAAGTACCAGTGCCGAGGCTGACTAGCCAAGCTGAACTTATAGCTTCAGATATAGCCACGCGACCACCAGCAGTAGACGCCATGTTTGCTGGTACGATGCCAAACGCTCTGCAATTTGGAGACTTGCCGCTTCCTACACTTCAACAGCTAAATACACTGACTCCTACGGAACGTCAGATGTTTAACACGAGCTTGCTGACGCAATTTAACACACCGCTAGAAGACGTAGCTCTGCAATCGCAGCGACAGTTTGGTGCTCCGAGCATGGACAGGAATAGGGACTTGGCTAAATTTAGAGGGTACGCTCGATAATGGCTAGCAAATACGACATCCGCAGAACAAGTAATGCTCAAGGTATTCCTGCAATGCAAAAGGCTAATACCCGTGGCTTCGACCCCAAACAGTTCGAGCCTCCTACTGGTGAAGAAGATCGTGACAAAGAAGAGCGCGAAGAAGAAGGTGGTGTTATCAACGCCATTAAAGCGGCGTTTGGTGGATTAATAGATCTTACTCAAGCGTCTCGGATCGGATCGCAAGGATATTCTCCTGAAGACATATCACAATTAACAGAAGAAGAAAAAATGGCAGCACTGAAGGGAAGTGAAGAAGACCAGCTTGCCGAAGGTAAGATGCTGCTTAAATCAATGAACCCTGTTGGTTCTGGCGCATTTGGCGCTATAAGTGGTGAATTTGAAAAAGAAGGCTATGACCCATTTACTATCCCTGATATCGGAGGCAGTACCGATGGAGAGATGAGAATTATTGGGACGAATTTGCCTATGCCTATTCAGAAGTACGGAGAAAAGAATTTACTTAAAGGAATAAATTTTGTAGCCGAAGAGGGGGCTAAGGAGTTTACAAACTTATCAAACTACGCCATTCCATTAGCAGGTCGGAGTTTTAAGACTGCTATGGCAGGATGGTCAGCTGCAACAAACAAATGGAGCATCCCTTATCTGTCTTCGGCAGGAAGAAAAATAGTAAAGCCTACTCTTAAAGTCGCGGGTGAGCTTGTAGACCCCATGCTAACTTCCGAGAGTGCTACTTACTATCAGAAGCTCGCCAAAGAAATGGCCATGATTAACATGATGATAGCTGGAGGCACAGCTGCTGGTGAGCAGGTGGACAAAAGAACTGACAATGTAATTTTGACTACAGCCGCTACGTTAGGTGGAGCTATAGCTACGGGGAAACTTACCAGTAAGCAGGTAGATGAACTAATTTTTGCCTTTGACCCTAATCGTCGCAAGTTACTAAAAGAAGCAATCGGGAAAATTGTGCAAACGCGCCGCATTGACGAAGGCATTAGGCAAATGGAACAAACTGATGGAGTTCCCGTAAATGTGCCTTTAGGCCCAACTGTTCGCCCCAACTTGCCCTCCACTCCCAAAATTACCGATCCAGACTTTGATCCAGACATACCAACTTACAGGACAACAATAGAAGCACCCATTAAACTAGACGAAAGCGCAGTAAGGAGAGACGTACTAAATGACATCAGAGAAGCCGAGGCAGTTAACGGAAAAGGACAAATCGGACCTACGGGCGTTGTACAAGAAGGCGGTTATGACAGGCTGGTTAATCCAAGAGGATTGGGAAAAACCTTTAGGGAAAGCATCGAAGCCGTCAAATCCGAGCATCCAAAAGGATGGGCAGTCGATGTAAAGGAAGACGAGTTTTACTCTAATCCTGACAATCTTGTATTTTTTGATGAGACCCAGACAGCTGGCGCAGTAGTTACCCCTGACGGGGAGCTTGTATCTGTGCATAAACGTTACGGAAGTGACGCAGATGTTAACGAAATTCTCAGACAGGCTACAGATAATGCTGTCACTTTAGATGCGTTTGACGTAGGTGGCTTTCTTCCAAGTAAGTACGCTGAGTTTGGTTTTAAGCCTGTAGCAAGAATTAAATTTGACACAGAGTACGCTCCGGAAGGCTGGCGCCCTGAAGACGGCACTCCTGACGTCGTATTCATGGTTAAAGACACCAACAATGTATTAGACGATGTGGCCCGAGTCCCTGTAGACTACGCGCCTGACGGCTCTATTAGGTTTGGGTATGAACAAGCCAGAGAGTCTGTTCCTATAGTAAGCACTTACGACGAGGCGTTAGCAATACAAAGCGTTGCAAAGGCGAGAGTACTATCAGAAACTCCGCTACCACAACGTCCAGACGTAACTCAATTTGACCCAAAGCAGTCACCGCTTCCAGTAAGAGATGTAAGCGTTAAAGAATTTAGTGACGTAACAAAACCCCAAGCATTGCTGGCTTACGACGACGAGTTTAATTTGCCCCGCTTACGGGAAAGTTTTGATGATTTATATAGAAGAGCTCATATTTTAGATAACATGAATAAAGCGGACTGGACGCCAGAAGCCGCAGAAAATCAAATAGCGCTTTTTAGTAGGGGGAAGTATAGAACCTCAGATGGTCAAGTAAGAGATTGGACCGACGTACCCGCGCTGCCAGTGGGAAACCAAAATAATTGGCTGTTGCAAAATGAATATCAGGCTCTTATAGAGCAAATGAATTCCCAACTATCAGTAGATTTTGGCAAATTGAATGCCATTTCTGTCATAAAAAGCATACCGTTCGGTTCGGGAATGCTAGGTAGACCCCGCATGAGAAGTATTAATAGTTTTCTTACAGATGGTCGGTGGAACGAGGAAGCTATTTATAGGGAAAAAACAAACCCTAATGGCTTTATTGATTTTGATTGGGAAACAGGAAACTACATTTGGAAAGGCGAATCAGGTAAAGCGGTACTCGATGTCTTCAGGCAGTACGGAGATGTTGTGGCTCGCCAAGAAGCATTAGAAGCAGCAAGTGGCCTTGACTTACGGGATATTGACCCAATAATGGCTAAGTCGTTAGAGGATGGGCAGCAACCAGAAGAAGTTATTAATGAGCTGCGAGCTGCGTGGGATCGCGGGGAACTGCCGTTTTTTGGAGACACTATTGAAGCTAGTGGTGTGTACGGAGGAATGTTCCCGAGGCAAATGACTCAATTTATGGAGAGCCTTGCGACAGGAAGTACTGGTAGGCGCATACAAGTTACCGATGATTCGTTAGGGACATACCGCAATACGATGGCTGAAGTTGCTAATTCTAAACGCGCAGAGGACGGAGGCGACAGTTGGCATTACTTAGGAGATCCCGCAAAATTGGTGAGCATACGGTTGCAAGCGGGTATGGACGCTCTTGCTAACGACTGGATGCGGAGAAATATAAGTACTCCCCGCGCAGGATTAGGCGGAGAGACGTTATCCGAGCGAATGAGAATGCGTCAAAGCTGGGCTACGTCCCAAGAAAATTACCGTGGAGCTCGTGAAGAATTAAGGGATTCGCAAAAAGCTCTTGACGAAATTAAACGCAAGTCTCTTCCAAGAGCAACCCGCGAAGAGCAAGCAGCGCAACGAGCGCAAAGGGAAATAGGAATAGAAACGGAACGGCTAGACAAATTTGACGTTGATTTAAGAAATCGCTATCAAGGTGAAGCAAATCGATTACTACAAGAAGTTAAATCATTTAAGGATGAATTCTTACAAGTCGGGCGTCCTTTAGTTAAGGGAGCTCGCGGAACAAAGCAGCAGCCAGTGTTGCGTTTACCTACTAAAACAGCAATAGCGCTATCTGACCAAGTTAAAAAAGTGGAAGAGTTAACCACTTCAGACACGGTATCAGCAAGCGAAATAAGAGACGCTATTGATGAATTGCGGTTCTTGTATGAGCGTGGTTTAACTATTTTTGATAACGAGCTTAAAAAACGTCCTGCATTGCGTCGCCAAATTGAAGCGCTCCGCACATCTCCCGATGGTCAGCCTTTAGAAGCAACGTCAGATGCGTGGGAAAATCGACGAATTAGGCATGAGTCAAGGCAAATGGATCACGACCTTGAAATTATTGGTTCAATGCAAAAAAATATAGCAGATTTAAGAATAAGGGTTGCGCGAGCGGACCCTGAGCGAGTAGGAGAGCTTCAAAGGGAGCTGGAAGAAGCCCAACAATCCCTTAATGAGTCACGTATGAAAGTTCAGGCGTTTAAAAAATATTACAACCAACAGCTAGATGTAGCGCGAGGTGTTGGTCAAGATATATTAATGCGTAAAGAAATAGTGTTCGACAAAAATGGAATCCCTCTGCGCGGCCAGCCTCGCATGGGTCCCGACGGTCTAGTAGAAGGAGATGTTGTTACTCAAGATGTACCTCATTTAGCTAGTAATAGGGGCAAAGTAATTAAAGACTTTGAGCGTACAGGCGTTATAGTTGATGCTGAGTTTGCTCGCGCTGTAGAAAACGCACTCGCAAGAGACGCGCTACCTGATACTGGGTGGGGCAAAATAGGCGCTGAAGTAGACAACATAAATAACTCAATCAGAGCTTTCCAAGCGTCTTACGACCTTAGCGGTATGGGCATTCAGGGGTTAGAGCCATTTGGTTTAAGCCCATTAGATATGTTAAGTGCCCAAACTACTGCGTATTACACGCTCCTTAGCCCAAAGGCGCAATTAAAATTTCTTCAACAAAATGAGGCAGCTATCAGACGTAACATTGACGAGTACTCACTACACTACGCCTCTACAAACAACTTGGGTGAGTTTGTAGTACGCGATAAGGTTGGCGGTATAGCTATTGCGGGAGATGTCCCTCTCCCATTTCGGACAAAGGTAGACCCTGTAACTGGGAGTCGAAACTATGCGATTGATAAAACAATTCCAACCCCTAAAAGCAAACCGTGGAAAGTAATTACGTCACCAGTGTCAGGGAAGAAAATACAAATTAGTTCTCCTCAAGAATGGGAAAGAAATTACGAAAATAAAGTAGCTCAGACTATGAACACATTGTTGTATCCATTTACAAAACCATTAAGTAAGGGGCTTAACGTCTCTAATGCCGCATTTACTCAAGGTGGTAACATGATGCGCCATAACATTATGATGAGTTTACTAGCCACAGCGAATGTCGCCGATGCGTATGGTACAAAGATTAACTTTGGAAAACTTAGACGAGCGCCGTATCAAGGCATTTTGAAAAACCCAGATGACTTAACTAAAGAAGAAAAGCGAAAATTAGGATCAACTGTCAATGCGTTGACTGGCTGGCAAGAGAGACGACCTTCTACTTTAGAGCGAGCGTTTATGTTTGCACCACGTTTTTTTGGCGCTCAATTAGAAGTGTTAGAAACAGCAGCGCTAGACGCTGGCCCAGCTGGGTCTTTAGCAAAACGAGCTATGCGAGGCGTGGCTCTTACCGCTGCGTTATATACGTGGTGGGCTAATAAGCAAAATGGACATCCCACAGACTTCAACCCAACTATCTTTGTTAAAGGTCCCACAGGTGCTGGCACGGCAATTAAAAACCCAAATTTTCTGAAGCTTATATCAGATGACTCGCGCAAGTATTCGTTACTAGGAAAGTATGACTCTACGCTAGGTTTGCTTCTTAACACCACAGGGGAGCTAGGAGACCCGTTAGGAGCCGCTACAAATTTCTTACGCACAAAAGGCTCTCCGTTATCCTCTAAGGCTATAACTGCTGGCACGAGGAAGAAGTTTAGCGGAGAAGAATGGGTGTACACAGGCGACGTAGCTGCTGATTCTCGGACTACATTAGCCATGCTAGGGTATCTCTTTGGTGAGGATATGCTGCCATTTGGTATTCAGGGTGAAATAGAAAGCCAACGAGTACTCAACGGAGAAGTAGATCCGTTAAGTGTAATAAATAAGCACTTGTTCTTCGGCGCATTAGGTGGGAAAGAATCTCCTCTGTCGGCGAATGCAAGAGTGCTCATAGAGGCTCGACGTCGTAACCCTGACGCGGATTATAAAAATATTGCAGAAGTGCCGTCCCTACTGCGAAAAGAAATTGGGGAAAGCAATCCTGCTATGTATGAGTATCAGACAGCGTTAGAGAGAGCTGCTGCTGATGCCGTTACAGATCCTATCTTAGTAAGGAAAGGTGCTATAACAAATGCTAAAGCAACCTTGTACGCAAAAGAAGAAGAAATCATGCGAGACGTCATAGCGGGCATATACAGCCGCACTGACCTTCCTTCTCTTATTAATAGTGCCACCGCAGCTTACGCTACTACGCTCGAAGGCATAGATAACAGGACGCTTACTACAGAATTAGATATTGAAAATCTAACTCCAGTATTAGCTACCGTCCGAAGAATATCGAATACATGGGACAAGGCTACAGTGCGAGGCATTGTGGATCATAGTTTCCGCAACCAGCTGTTAGAAAATATACGCGCAGCAAATCCAAAGTTGTACGAGCAAGCCGAATCTATTATGGAGCGAGTCACTGAAAATCATCCTGCTATCATACAGGAAACACTTAAAGCCAAAGATTATTTGTACAAAGAAACGCGCTACTACGCGACATCAGATGACATATTTAAGGCGTTGTTTAATGACAATGTTGGTCTAGGCGAACTTATTATGGGGACAACACTCGGGTCACAAGATAGACGATCTAATGAAGAAAAAGCCGCAGCGTTCCGTGAGGACCTTAAAGGAATAGCAGGTGGTGACATTGATAGTATGCACGAGTTCCAAGTACTAATACGAACAACATCGGATGCAGCTAACAAAGAACTCTACCAAAAGATTAACAACGCTGTAAACGAATTGGCAGACACATCCCGTATTGTACAAAAGATGAGCGATCCGCGTTTAGACCTATCGGCTATTGTGTATCTAGGAGCCAAGCCAGTAATGCACCCAGCAGCACAACAAGCGTACCCTAACGGCTGGCCACTAGAATATACGGTTGCCGACGCCGCCGATGAAATCAGAGCGCTTGCGTATCACCCAGAGAGCGCGGAAAAATATATTGAATTACTTACTATGACTCAAGTGCTTAATGAACGAGGTATGCAGCCTCAAGAAATCGCAGCTGGTATTACTGACTTTGAGTTTGGTGGTCGCTAATAAAAAAGGGGGGCATCCAGCCCCCCTCTGCTATTTGACTTTATGTGTCTCTACTCGTGAAGACGATCTTTACGCCACTTCCGAAGTGCGTCGAGCTCATTATGGACATGAGCCTTCGCTTCCTTCCGAGTTGCGAATCCAAGTATTGAATCATGATCGACACGATTATCTAGTTTCCATTTATTGCCCCTATCGCTGGCTAGTTGTACCGAGCGATACGCATACCATTTAGGAGCAGAGCTGTGGTGGGCAAACGGCTCTGTGGTCCATGCCCACACTGGGTAAGACTCTGTAGTCCTGTACCCTCTAGGCCTGTACGCCCCCGCTTTGAGCGATAGTACGTTTCGACGCGGGAGTTCTCTTACCTTGAATGCGCGGCCAGTTTTTCGGTTAAACCACATTTTCGGATACTCACCCGTCCTGTACCCGTTCTTGACCGCCCGCTTGTGGCTGCTGATTGAAAGAGAGTCTTTGTACCCGCTTGGTATCTCGTTAGTCCACTCGTACCCAAGCGCGAGGAACGCCTCTACCTCGTGGAGCGGCTGCTCCGATTCCTCCGCGATTATTTCAGCTTTCGACTTCCCTTTATTAGCCGATGCTTTCAAGTCGTCCATAGTTGACTGCGTATTTATCGTCTCGCCAGATTCTGCGCTATGCATACATACATAGTAAGGCATGTTGATTACTTCTGTCAAGCGCCTCACAACTTTTGAACCTACTTAAATCTATCGTAACGTTTGCTGATTAATGTAAAAGGAAGTGTTGACGGGGTAGGGTAAACAAAATTAGACTATGAGCACAGATGTTCTAAGGAGGAACAATGACACAAGAAGTAGATGCTCAGACGAATGAGTGGATTACGAACGCAGCACCAGCTGAGGATACCTACGCGACGGCTCCCAGCGAAACTGAATACGTGGTTCCTGATTCCACAGACCCATCCACACTGATCACTGCGTTACAAGAGCGAATAGACCAGCTGGAAAAGAATTTCACTGACAGTAAACATGTCACGAATCGCGCAACCAGCTCTTTAGATAGGCTTAATAACAAAATCGAACAGTTTGCCACCAAGCAAGACCTTGAAGCTACCGTTGAAAACGTGAACGGAATCCGTACCCTTATGGAAGTAGGGCTGTCTGACGTCATGTCAGAGGAGGGCCGAGAACACTTAGCCCAGCAACAGCAAACCACAAACTATAACAGTATGCTTTCGCAAGCCAAAGACGAGATGCGACAGGAATTGAATGGGGCCTCACCCGACTCTGTGGCAGGTCAAGTAACAAATGAACAATTAGATGAAGGCGAGAGGCGGGTTCAAGAAGCGTCCAGCCATGTTCGTGGCTACGCCGAAGCCAGAGGTATTGCCCCTGACGAAGTGCAAAGGCTCCCTATTTGGGACGCCCCAAACAAGACGTTAGAAGAGGCTGTGCAATCAGCTAAGGAGTATATAGACGAAATGGTAAGACAACGAAATCCCAACCAAATCGCGCAAAGTAAGCAAGCTGCTGGTGTAACGCCAGCGCGAGCGTCATCTAGTTCTCAAGTGTTGACCATTGAAAAAATGAAAAACATGTCACCACAAGAGATTATGAAGATCCCGAAAGAGATCAGAAATCAGGCTCTCCGAGGTGGCTAACTATTAGCTAGGAGAAATCATGTCTGTAGACAGATTTATACCTTCGCTCTGGGCTGCTACATTACTGGAAAATTTAAACAATTCCCATGTAGCGGTAAACTTATGTAACCGGAATTACGAAGGTGACATCGCCCAATCGGGTGATACAGTTCGTATTACGTCGATTGGAAATGTAACAATCGACAATTATAACAAGAACACTACAGTTATTGCGCCTGAGACTCTTAACGATTCTCAGCAGGTCCTTACAATCGACCAAGCAAAATACTTTGCGTTCCAAGTAGATGATGTAGATGCTAGGCAAGTACGTGATGATGGTGCGTTGATGGACGTAGCCATGCGTGACGCAGCTTGGGGTCTTGGCAATCTAGCCGATGAATCGGTATTGGCGGCAATGCAAGCGCAAACCGCTACTGGTAATGCACTCGGAGCCATGACCATCGGTACAGGTAACGTTGATGCGTATGACAACCTTGTTGACTTGTCAATAAAGTTAGACGAAAACAACGTGCCCCGAGATGGGCGTTGGTGTGTAATCCCGCCGTTTTATCATGGCTGGTTACAGAAAAACGCAAACTTCGTGTCATACGGTACACAAGCAAACCGTGAAGACCTTGAGAACGGAATCATTGGTGCTGCATCTGGTATGAGGATTGTTGTATCTAACAACCTTCCTACTTCTGGTACAGGACGAAACTACGTTATCGCTGGTCACTCGGACGGTGTTACTTATGCAGAGCAAATTAATACAGTAGAAGCGTATCGAGTGCAAACTGCATTCAGCGATGCTGTTAAAGGTTTGCATTTGTACGGATACAAAATTACGCGACCATACGTGTTGGCTACTGCCGACTGTATCTCAGTATAGGAAAGGGGATTAGAAAATGGCGATTTTAAACGCAACGCTTACAGAACTAACCCTTAACACAGCAAGCGCTGACTTACCAGCTTCGGGCTGGGACGCTATCAGTGATGGAGCCCTAGGTTTTTCATTGGATGTGTCAGGCGTCGGATCACCAGTAGTACTGGGATTCCTTGACGGTGGCGCAGCGGATACTATTACAATTACGGCTGGTGATAGACCACCAGCACAGCTACAGGGTCAGGGCAACTTGACCATTACTATGGCTGCAAGTGATGTAAAGTACATTGTGCTTGAGTCTGGGCGATTTGAACAGAATGATTCCACTATTAAGGGAACCGTTGCTGCAAATGCGACTAAGATGATTGCATTCTTGCTCCCAGTTAACTGGGGCTAGTAAGCTACAATGGAGGGGGATGCCTTTACGGGCTCCCCCTTTATTGATTTAAGGAGATGACATGGTTCGCCAAGCATTACGCTACCAAGTTTTAGACAGTTCTGGTGTGCCGATTGCTGGAGCGAGCATTCAAGTTGCACAGGTAGGTACAACAACTAACATTACACAGACAATGTATGCAGGGTTAACAGGCGTAACGACTATCGCCAACCCTCTTATTACAGACGCATCAGGGCGCGTTCAGGCGTACTTTGATGGTACAGACGCAGTGGCATTACTACGTGTCACGATGATTCCAACCCTTACGGGCTTCACATTTACTAGCAGAGACGTACAACTAGGCTCCGATTATGGCGTATTAGACGCTGGAGATGTGCCAATTAAAGGCTTAACTGTCGATGCTAAAGACAGATTTAACATGGCAAGGACAGATGCTGGCGACCCAGCAACCCTTCAAACAGGCGATATGTGGTACAACACCACGACAAATGCCCTTCACTGGCAGAGCGATGTAGGCACACAGACCGTTTCTAGTACCACAGGAGACATTACAGGCGTAACTGCTGGTGATGGCCTGACAGGTGGTGGCTTAACTGGCGATGTCACACTTGATGTAGGTGATGGTAATGCGATAGTTGCATCCGCAGATGCTGTAGATGTGAGCGTTAACGCAGCTTCATCCGCTGCCGCAGCTCTAGCTGGTGACGATAAGATTCTTATCTCAGACACAGACGATTCCAATACCACTAAGAGTGCCACGATTTCACAGATAGATCCGACAATGCTCACTGGTACAGTTAACCAAGTGTATTTTGCTGATTCTGCGGGCGATGTCAAGGGTTTAACTTTGGGAGCAGCGAATACTGTGTTGACTTCCGCAGGTGCGACTAGCGACCCTACGTGGGCTGCCGCTGCTTCTGTGGGAAATAACATGGCTCTCTTTACCAATAACACTGGTGTAGAGTCGGGAGCCACTATCGGTGCTGCGGGTACGGTGCTTACGAGTAATGGCACTGACGCAACTGCAAACCCACCTACATGGGTAGCTGCTGCGGGTGGCGCAGAAGGCTCATTTACTGCTAACGGGAGTATCGCTGCTGGTCGTGCAGTGATATTAGATGCCGCAGGAACAGTCTCACAACTATCAAATACGCTAGTCGCTAACGCAGCAGGAGACGGTACAACAAATAACAGTGGGTATGGTTGGTTTTCACCAATGTGGGGTCAAGTTACTCCCGCAGGTACAGCTTACTATGATAAGTCTGTCGATCATCACGTCAGAATGACTCAGAATTATCAGTATCCAAGTAGTCCATATTACGGTGGTATAACAATCAGTGGATTTACAACTGCGGCAGGTGCGTTAACAACAACAAACAATATAGCTGCAAACAATACAAGTTATAACGCTAATAACAATGCGTCTAATTATCCAACAGTATGGTATGACGATACGGGTGAAGTTGGGTACATTGCTCAGAGTAATGGCAATGTAAGTAACTATGGTTATTTGTTTGCAGTATCTAGTAACGGTTCTGCGTTTACTGTAAGTAACAACACGCAGTTTGGTCAGAGCGATGTCGCATTTGCTAAGTGTGGCTTATATGTTCCAGACTTAGGGTACTCGTTAATTTTTTGGCAGAATTCTACAGGCACTCATTTCTGTGACGTTGATAACGGAAGTGCGGGTAGTACTACAATCACTGTTGGCGGCAACATCGCAACGTCTACTTTGGACAGTACAGGATATAGCGACAATAAAGGGGCTATTAAGGCTTCATATGATCCTGACAACAACATTATTTTACTTATATGGCAGAACGCATCGGCTACAGGCGGTTCTCCTAATCTTAATTATATGATTGGTGCTGTCGCAGGTGGCTCGATTACTTGGGGTAGTGTCGAAACGATGTCAACGTCGTATTACTCTAACAACAATCTACAGCTGTGTTACCGAAGTGCTGATTCAAAATGGTTTGCAATATGGACCGACAGTCCTGATGTAAACACCACAGCCGCAGGTACATGGACAAGCGGTACGACAATGACGTGGAGCTTTAAGACGTTTACCTCTGCTGATGCCGAGTTCTATAAGGGCTATTATCCTCTGACGCAGCAGCTTGATGATGGATTATCTAATGTTACTGTCATGTCAAAGGACTACTACGGCTATCAAGTGCCACGTATCTTTTCGTATGCGTATGACGTTTCGTCAGGTCATTACATTGCGGCATCGTCACCAACCTCACCTGTGTTGCCATCTGGTAGTACGGGTTTAGTAAACTTTACTATGGCAAGCAATGGTCAATGGGGGCTTTCGTATAGTCCCGACGATCAGAAGTATTTGTGGAGTGGTATGACGTGGGCAGCTCCATATTATCTCCAAGCAGGTTCGTATCAGCCGACATCAGGAAGCGATAACAGCGCCACATTCATTGGTATTGCGCAGTCCACTGTAACTAACGGGCAATCAGTCGATGTAAAGTGGCTAAGCTCTCAAGACACTCAACAATCAGGTCTAACGATTGCAGCAAGAGCGTATGCAGATTCGAGTGGTGCAATAACAAGTACAGTTGGCACAAATACCTTTATCGGGTTTGCTACTTCAGCGTCAGATGTGGTTATCACGCAGACAGGGAGCAGCTTGTAATGATTGTACTTCGTAAAAAGGCAGACAATTCTATTTGGATGAGTTGGGAAGATTCTGTAACCGTCACGTTGAACGCGACAAAAGTATCTGGAACTAGCGGCGGCGCGACAGAAGAATCGTTCGCATTTACAGATGCAGATTACGAGCTTGTGACTGGAGTGACTCTCCCTTCTGGCTATCGAGACGGTGCTTGTTACTCCTTTGACGGCAGTGATTGGGTCGTTGTAAATGCCACGCTAAAAAAATATTTTGACGATCTAGAAGACGCTGAAAAAACAGCACAAGGTAGATAGGAGCCTGACATGGTAGCTGGACCAGTAGGTATAGGATTCCCTACATCCGCATCGGGTGTAACTACTATAGATGGTTGTGATTTGCTTGTAGGATTTAGTAAATTTATTAATGACTATTGGGCTAGTGAGACAACCAGCGCAGGATCAGGTACGTTTAATACCCTTGTAGATACTAAGCTCGCTCGTTTTGGTGATGACCAGATTATTGATTTTTATGTACGGATTACTGAATCAGGAAGCAACCTTGAATACCAAGTAAGACGCATTACACAGTTTGTGTCAGCCACGGGGACTGTGTTTGTTGACCCTCCGTTTACTGAGACAGTAGGCACAGAGATTGACTACCAGATTCATAGGTACGATCCAGCAGAGAAATTTGAATGCTTAGACGAAGCAAGGCTGCGTGAGGATGTATTTGAACACGCCTTCCGATTAATTTATGACGACACTACTACGTCTGATGGTCTTACAGACAGCTATGACGTAAATCCAGACATCCGATCAGGCCCTATGTACATCTTTGTAGAAGATCCGCAGTCGGTTGATTCGGAATGGAATGTACTAGCTAACCCTACTGGCGATACAACTACTAGTTGGGCTGTTGTTGGGTCAACGGCCACAATAGTTAATGAAAGCAATGCAGACAGGTTAATTCCAAAGTATGACACAAGCTGTATGAAGCTTTCATCTGCGGCGGCTGTGACGGGTACGTTCTCTCAGGTAGTAGGGTCTATGTCTATTACTGCTGCTCAAGCCGCAGGACGACGCATGACATTTGGTGCATGGGTGTACACGAAAGATACGACGGGAGTGAAGATTCAGTTTAGTGATGATGATGGGGACACTGCCTCTTCGCTACACGGAGGTACTGGCTGGGAGCTACTTACCGTAGAAAAGTCAATCTCCCAAACTAACACGACAACACTTACCGCAGCGATTATTGTAGCTGGGGGATTGTCAGGAGTTACGGCGTACTTTAATCGGGCGTGGGTGTATTTCGGAGAAGCAAATCTTATACAAGACGTGTATCCGTGGCGCGACGCCCACTTACTAAGGCGTGATGCTACCACACAGCGAGTCCAATTAGCATGGGTTCCTACTGCTGGTAGGCAAATCCGCATGGTGGGACGCCAGTATTTATCAGCGTTAGGTAGTGTGTTATCTACCCAATGCACTAATACAATGGAGCTGGATGAGGGTTCAGCGCAGGTATTGTACGGTGCAGCAGCAGAAAGTTTATTTGAAAAGGAAGGATTGACTACCGAAGAGTTCCCTCAAATAGCGCAACGCATACAAATTATTGACAGGAAAAAAGAGGCTACGCGATCATGGGGGTACGTTATACCACAGCGCCCTACCGTCCGTAGCCCGTATCAATAATGGCACTTATTAGTACAGGCTCCCGCGTAGACACGCCGTATGATGTGTACCTTGAGGTAGACAATCAAAAAGTAGGGTTCATGTTGAATGCTACAGAAGGCATTATGGGGTACAGGGCCTCATTAGCTGACCAAGTAACTCCACAATTCAACACTGCGTCTTACGACTACGCTTCTGTGCCTATCGAAGTAGAGATTCCAGTAGCCTATGAAGACTGGCAGGGTGGTTGTGGGTTCAACTCAGTCGAGTATGAAGAAGCAGGTTCACTGACTAAGTATTCATTTACTCGTGGTGTAGATGCAAGCTACGCAAATCGCCTGTACTCAGGTCCGTATCACTTCCAGAACTACAGTGACTTAGATGATGATGGTAACTATATCAATGCTAACTTTTTTGTAGCAGGTGACGCAGCGACTCCACAAGTAAAATTTTTGTATGCCCCGTCAACTGTAACCGCAACTAGTTCAGGCTTATGGGCGTTTGGTGGGCGATATGTGTACAAGCATTTGTCAGGTACTACGTGGGACGAAGCGCACGATTTCGGAGCGGGATATTATGTAAGCGACATGATCAACTTTAATGACGTGTTGTTTATATCTGTCGCCCTTACGAGCAATAAATTAGCTTCTAATTATTGGTACACAGCGGATGGGTTTGCTACAGCTCCAACACAATCTCTCCTAGCTAATTCAGGTGTGTTGTTTTTTGCTATACGTGGAGAGTCCTCTGGGAACGCCGTCCTGTGGGCGTGTGATGGCAACGGTAAGCTCCGTACTAACGTAGACGGAACCAACACAGGTGGTGCGTGGTCTGGTGCTATAGCTATGGGAACCACTACAAATGACTGGGTAACTGGGCTTGATGTAGTGGGTAGTTATGTATATGTATTCAAAGTCAACTCAATTTGGCGTACTGACGGTACAGATTCGCTCAATGTGTGGCAATCTCAGGGCGATAATGAGGTGTGGAACGCTAATGCAGGTAACGGATCTCGTCCATTCGTATGGATTGATGGTAATTGTTACGTCCAATACGGTCGCAGAGTCCTGCAAATCGACGCAGTTAATAACAATATGACGATTGTATGGCCTCCTAGCGCAGCTCAAGTTGGTTCAGAAGAGCTAGACGGGCGCATTACTGGCATCAGTGGAGACTCTGACTGGCTGTATTTCTCTTTAGTAAATAGCATAGGCGTGTCTTATATTATGAAGGGCAAGCCTATGACTACCAACTGGCATACCCTTACCTTCACGGAAACCCCTGCAATTAAAGGGATTTATGTAGCGGGAAGCAGTGTGCTTGGCTCTACTAACCCGTGGATTTTGTATGGAACAGACGCTACAGGTAGCAATCCTCCCTCTGGGGGTACGCTTAGAGGAGTAGTATTACCTAATACTGGGATGCTACCTGACACAGATCCGAACTATAGGTTTGCTCAATCTACAGAAAACCAGTACGTTGTAGGCCCGTGGATGGACGTCGGACAAGCTGCGTCTCCTAAATTACTCAATGGAGCGCGTCTGTTAAGCCGCAGCGCTAACGAATCTTCGCCTACCACTATCAGTTATGTGGCAGATTCGGACAATTATCAGGACACATTTATACAAAACGTTCAGCGTGGGGACATTACAGGCACAGTTATAGGCACAGCTACCGACGATGATGCGTCGTTTAGCATCAGTACAGAGGTTCGGTTTAATAAAATTAGGTACATCTTAAAGCTAGCTCGCCCTGTTGGTGGCACTAACGTAGCGTCTGTTGAATCTGCTGTATTAGATACGACTATTGCTCCTGAGCGTCGTCGTTTATTTGACATGGATTTATTAATAGCAGATGACTTACCACTTAAAGGCGGGGGTAAATCTCGTTACGGCGCGAAAGTGTCGGAGGAGTTTTTGTTTAACTCAGCTAACAGGCTGATCACTTTGACCGATATTTTCAATCGCACGTATTCAGTTAAGATGTTGAACCTAAGATCCGCTGGAGTCATCCCGCAGGATGGGCGAGACACTCAAGTGTACACTGTGTCATTTGCCGAAATCAACCAGCTAACTGACATCGGTGACGTTTTGATCTATGATACAAGTGCGTGGAACACGGGAAGGATATATAGCTAATGCCTCTAACTAATGTTACGGCTGGGAGTACGGCTAACGCTGCTGACCTTAACCAGTACAAATCAGCCCTTGAAGGTACTACTAGCTTTGCCCCAACTATTGTTGCCGGAGCAGCAGACATCGTATTGCAGCTCGCAGATGCGGCTGGCTCATATAAATTACAAGTGCAAAACTCAGCGGGTACTGCTGGATTAACCGTCAACTCTAATGGCATAGTTACTCCTACGACTTTTCAGGTGACAGGCGTAGCTACTCCAGCAGACACGGGTGCTGGTCGTGTGTCTTATGACACTACTAAGAATGTGTTGGTGTATGGCAACGGCACTCAGGTGGTAGAGGTAGCTGATGGTGCGAGCACGACAGTGATTCCCCTTCTAGCCCAAAGAACTGCCGACCCGTCATCGGTAGTATTCCAAACATTGTCAGATTTTAATGTGACGTTGGCAGCAAATTCTACATACGTGGTTGAATTACTGCTTATATACCTGACTGGCACAACTCCAGACATACAATTTCAGTGGAACATCGCTTCACTTACTAATACAACAATCCAATGGGGGAGTATGGGGCCCCCATTCTTGAACCTATCGACTACCCCCACAGCGTCAACTGATTTCAATGCCATGCACGATGAAGGCGAAATATTAAAACTTAAGGGCAATGGGACCAGCGCAAATGACAAAACCGTAGTGCCTGTGTTTGCCACAATACACACCGACGTAACAGGTGGGCAGTTAGAATTTCAATGGGCTCAACTAGTCGCCGATGCTTCCAGCACCACGCTGGAAAAAGGTAGTTACATGAAGGTCACAAGGAATGCGTAATGGACGAGAAGAAAAAACCCTCTTTTTTTAAGCGACTCTTTCACATAAAAGATGTCCACTTACCGCCGATTAGAATCGGCGCACCTAAATGGAAAACGCCAGAGATTAACATACGTCTACCGTCATTGAACGGCTGGCAGCCACCCAACCTACGGGTTGCTTCACTTAAAGGTCTACACATTACTGGGGGCGTGTGGAAAGTTGGTACTTGGGGAATTGGGGTGGGTCTGTTAGTTACAGGTTTTGCTATTGGTACGTCAGTCGTGTTTACCAGAGCAGCACCTCATTTCCCTGAGCCAGCGCAGTACCATGTAGCTGCGGTAGCCTCTGACCAGACTCTTAAAGTAGGGGAAGAGTGGACATTTGAAGACAACACGTCCTCTGTAGAGCGTGAGCTACAGGTAAATACATTACAAATCAACATGAGTGGAGCGAGAGCAGCAGACATTAGCATTACCGACCTAGAGATTGGTAAGTCAAATCTTGGTGCTGTAGCTGCCATTCAAATACTAGGTGACACGTCAGGTTCAAACGCATTCTTTTTAGAGTGTGATGAAATAATCATTACAGGTGTAGAAGCTAAGACGTTTAACCTAGCCAACTCAGAGATATTTACGCTAAATATTCTTAATAATGTGGCAGACGGTATCTCTGTAGGGCCTACACTTAACGCAGCGGTGCTTGATATTACAGTCACCAGCACCCGTGGGGCGGTTAAAGTCCCTGCTGTTACCAGTGGTTCCTTCGATAAAATACTTATACACACTGCTACGGCTGCATCTCAATGCCGTACATTAACCATATCTAACGTGTCTGCGTATGGAAGTGGCATAGACCTAGACCATATTAAGGCGGGAACGCTGACGATTAGCTCTAGTAAGATAGGTGACGGCACAGGGATTGACGCTCCGAGCTTCATAATTGCGAACACAACCAAGATTCAAGTGCTTAATGCCACAGGAAATACGGAAGCGCCTGTCTCCGTTAAATAGAAAGTTGTCCTATGGCTAAAGATTCACGACTGGCAAAAGTAGGTGTGTCAGGGTACAACAGGCCAAAGCGTACCCCCAAGCACAAAACTAAGTCTCATGTAGTGGTGGCTAAGGTAGGAGGGAAAGTGAAGACGATTCGCTTTGGTCAACAGGGGGTAACTGGGGACCGGAAAAACACAGCACGTTCGCGTTCGTTTAAGGCTCGGCATGGTAAGAACATTGCCAAAGGTAAGATGTCAGCAGCATATTGGGCGAACAGGGCTAAATGGTAATAGTCTATGAGACTAGCAATAGCCATAGGATTAGCTCTCACAGTTGTACTTCTTGCGCCTACCGCTCTATCTAATCAACTATATATTAGCTATGCTGTACCTCCCGTACCTGTCGTGCAGGTCTATACTCCGCCCGTAATAGCCCCTGTAACGCCGCTCAGCGAGGGTGTAGGTGCAAGGACGGTTAAAGACATTGCTTTATCTACCGATGCAGCTGAGAATGATTTAATCTTCCTGTCTAAATGGGAGCTGATGGATGTACTTGCTCAGACTTCTTGGCGCAGTTACATCACTGCCAATATGTATTACATAGAAGAGTTAGACATGTGGTATTACGACGACTTTTATGCTGTGAAGCTGTATGATCTAATGATGTGTGAAAGCTCTGGCAGGATAGATGCCATAGGTGACATAGGGATTGGGACTGGTATTTCCGTTGGGTTGTTCCAAATAAACACAGGGTATTGGCCTCAGCTGGCTAAGAAGTACCACTTGTTTAGACCAGTAGACAACGCACAGGCGGCGTATGAGGTCTGGGAAATACTAGGGTGGGACGCTTGGAGTTGTCATGACGGATGACGAGCCTAAGAAAACCAGTGGTGGTACTACCATTACAGGCGTTCAGCTACTGGTGGGCATAATTTTTGTCCCCGTAGTTATGGTTTGGCTGGCTCTAGGGGCTAGGATTATCTGGTCTGCTACAGGTAACGTTGAAACATTACAAAATATTGAAGGATTATTAACGGCCCTTGCGGTGCTGTCGCTACCTGTATCGATGGGATTGGGTAAGTTATTTGAAGCGTTTAGCAATGAGATTGATATACGCAGGAGGGATGACTGATGTATGAGTATAAGGTAACTCTAGACAGGATCGTCGATGGCGACACCATAGATGTAAATGTGGACTTGGGCTTTACGGTATGGCTCGCTAAGCAAAGAGTCAGATTGTATGGCCTCGACACATGGGAAAGCAGGACAAGAAACTTGGAGGTTAAAGCCAAAGGGTTGTTAGCAAAAGCGTTTACTAAGCAGATGGTATCTGAAGCTGAAGAGATAATCTTAATCAGTCATGGGAAGGGGAAGTACGGAAGAATACTTGGCGAGGTAATTTGTGATGGCGTCAGTTTGAATGATGCGCTCATAGAAAACGGTCACGCTGTCGTGTATGACGGTGGGACTAAGACATTAAAGAGTTAACGGTGAGCGTTGTTAGATATTCTAATGGCCGCAGTCGCGTTAACGTTATTAGTAGGATGGTTAATGGAGGATTTGAATGGCAAGATTAAGATTCAAGGGAGAGTTAGACGGCCTAAAGTACAGCGGGCATCCCGTGTCAGGGACTATATCAAGTTTCTATGGCGTTGTGCGAAAAAAATTATCGGGCGGTAAGGGGCATACGGGCCTAGACATTGCTGGCGCCGAAATTGATGGCGCCCCGATTACAGCGCCAATGGAAGGAATTGTGCATAGTGTATTTCTGGCTCAAGAAAATCCCCAACAATATACGATGGAATACTTCTTTGGTAATTGCGTTGTGCTTCGTCATGACGACAGCGACGGTAGTCTTCTTGGGTACACTCTTTATGCTCACATGGCTGCAACGCCAAGCGTCTCGCGCTCTCAACCCGTAAACGAAGGCGACTTACTTGGGCACGTTGGTAACACAGGCCGAAGCACTGCCCCTCACCTTCACTGGGGTTGTACAGTCGCAGACAATCCGTACTTGTCACGATCTAAAGGGTTGAACGATCCCCTAAACTTCCTAGATAATAGTGAAGAGGAAGTAAACGATGTAGATGAGCAGCAGAAGAAAGCAAATGACTTAATTGATGCTGGGCAAAGTATATTAAACAATGTAATAGATGACCTTCAAGGCAAGGTAGATGATATGGAGAATGACTAATGCAAATATCTGAGGAATTTCGAGACATCGGAGAAAGGGCAATCAGCACGGGAATCCAGTCTGCGATTGGGGTGACAGCTGGCATGTCGCTGGCGAACGTGGACATGGATGCTATGGCACTCATAGCCACGGTGTTTATTAGTTCGGCTGCTAGTGTGCTCAAGTCAGGCGTAGCTCAGAAGCTCGTCGGCGATGACAGTGCTAGTCTAGTAACATTAAAGCGCGACCCAAAGACAGGTCGCTTTATGAAGAGGGAGAAATAAAATGCCAACCATTAAAAAGAACGGTAAGCAATTAAGCGCGACAGGTGTACCAGCTGTGTATCCACCAAAGGCCAAGCCAGCCGCAAAAAAATCTAAGGCAAAATAGAACAAAAAAATACCGCTGCATTTCCAGATGAACAGCGGTATTTCTTTTTTATTGTAGTACGTTAGCTGCTATGCAGTTTGCAGTACTTTATGTGATTGCAATGTGGTATTTGCCAATGGCTCTTAACACTTGCGTCAGCTTCTTTTTTGTCGGTAAACGAATGATGATGACTAAAGTCCGTCGTCTCTATCGTGACGGTCCAGACATCTAACATTCCTTGTGCCGATTCAAACAATCCCTGAGTTACCTCGATGCCTTCTATTGTGGCATTCATGTTGCACGTCCCTTCGTTGCGCTACTAGGGGAGCGTAGCACATGCTGATTACTGTTGTCAAGCGGGTGTACCTTCCGAGGGTTTTGTATCCCCTGTTGACTTCTGCTGAATAGTGTGGGACAATGAAAGAGTAGCACAGGAAGGAGGGAAAAATGAACGCAGAAATTTTGCAAGCATTTTGGAACTACGAAGATGAAGAGATTTCAATGGACGGTCAAGGTGATATGAGTACTCACTATTACGAATTTTGGAATGAAGTATTTCACCACCTAGATCCGAAAGCGTTCAACGCAGCATTAAAGCGAGCCGCTAAAAGTCGGCCCGAGGGTAATGCTGCCGAGTTTCTAAAATCTGAACAGTACCGAAGGAGGTAGAAGGATGACTAGATATCCAGTAGATATCGACAGACGGATAAAAGAGTTGGAAAGAGAGAAGGTAAGGAGGTCGAGAGAGAAAGACATGCCAGTAGATGTTAACGAAATATATGCAGCATGGAAAAAGGATCGGGAGATGTATGTAACGCTTGAGGATCATCTTGACTGGTTTGTGCAAAAGCAGATGGTAATACTTGCTCGTTTCGAGGTGTTGTTTCGTGAGGCTGGCGACGATCATGAAGGCTTGATGGTTGCGAAGGAGGCTTTGTTAGGAGTAACTGAGCTACACAAAAATGCACCTCCGGCTATTTCGGATAAATACAAAGAAGCATTAGCAAAGGTTACTGAAGAAACGGAGGCCAAGTAGAATAGAAAGTGTAGTAGAGGGGAGTCAACGTATACCTTAGCCCCTCTACTACATCTCGAAGGCTTGCAGATTAAAGGTTAATACGGTAGAATTTTTGCTGTAGTCACAGAAATAGGAGGACACAGAATGGCAGTACAGATAGAACCAAATACCATTTATTCAATGGACGAGGTATGTGAGATGTTTAAGGTCTCGCAACCTACCCTAACTAAATGGGTGAGGGAGTACGGACTTATAGGGCAAACTGCGGCGGGTGGAGTACGAGGATATAGATTTTTTGTTGGACAAAATCTCTTAGAATTCTTCGGGAAGCAGTCAGACAATGAGACAGTACACGTTTGAAGAGGCACTAGCAGCGCGTAGAGCAGGTATAGAGAAGGTAGAGCGTGGAACTGACCGAGACTGGGCAGACCGAGCTCTTAATGTAATAAAACAAGTAGCACAGCAACGGGAAGAGATCACAGCTGATGAAATATGGGGAGTCCTTGAAGAATTCGGAGACACGCCACGAGAACCTCGTGCGCTTGGCCCAATTTTTACAAGAGCAGCCAAACTTAATTGGATTATTAAAACAAACAAGTACACAATGTCAAGACGAGCTGTTAACCACGGCAGAGACATTCGGGTATGGCGTTCAAATCTCAGAGAATCAAATGGAGATGATAATTGGGGCCGCCCCGAAGGGTGGGGCAGACCCCATAGCACAGAAGGGGACTGATAAAGAATCAGAACCAACTGATGCTAGCGTACCACAAGAACTATATAGTGAGGCAGATTTATGGGACCGAGGCAGGTCCGATTTTCGCCCGATAAAGGAAGATGAATAATGACAATGACGACAGTAGAATACTTTGCTGAGTATAGGCAGGGTTTAATCACTGCGATTGAGGACTACGAGACGGCGCGTGAAGCGTTACGTTCCAGTAGGTCTGACGTTCACAAGTACAGACAGGAAATGCTGAAAATTTCAGATGAGTTTGAAATTAAAGGACCTAATCAAGCGGAGCGGGACAAAGAGTTCCGACGTAAGGTAGATTATTCGGAGCCGTATAAGGGTTACGAACAATTTATGACGGATGCAGCTGAGCTAGTTGCTATTTTTGAAGGGAGAGTCGAGGCACAGAAATACAAGATTAGATTGCATGAACTAGAATTAAAATTTCTTATAGCACACACAGAAGGAACCAATAACGATGACTAACGAAGAACAAGGCGGCCACTTGGTCGATGAAGCAACTAAACTAGGCGGCATTATTAAGGGCGGTACGATTCAATTCGGTACTAAAAAGCTACCCTTTTCAGCTGTAGTAGTGAGTCTTATGGACAACCCTGAGACTGTAATGGAGCGCGTGAAGGCGTTTGAGGAGGCATACGAGGCCGCATTCGAGTCTCAGGAGGCTGAAGTAGTACAGGCTGAGCCGTTTGAGGACGCTGAAACATCCACTCCTGTCTATAATGACGGCACTCCTATGGAAACTCAGGGTGTAGGGTTCAAGGTGAGCGGCAAGTGGCCTGACGGCAAGCCGAGAGTTCAGTGTGATACTGGGTGCATGAATCCTAAGAATGCTCAGTACGCGGCTAACATGTTTGAGACTGATATTAACGGAGAGTTTTCATGGCAGTTGACTAACCGAGGCTTGGACGAGAATGCGTATTTCTGTATTCAGAAATTGCAGGACGGTAGCAAGTGTAGCAACTGGGTGTTAAGCTCTCATGCCAGAGAGTTGGCAGGTTAGGATGGAGCAGCCTACTAGGACAGGGCTAGGCCCGCAGAAGTGTGTCAAGTGTCACGGCTCTATAGATATTAATAAGCCCGAGGTATGCAGCGTCACAGGGACTAGACATTTCTGGTCTATTATGGACGCTCTTGCCTTTAGGAAAAGACCAGCGTCACTAGCTAGCAGATGCGAGTGTGGTGCGTGGGTCGATATTGAAAATGGTGGTATCAGCTATGATTTTGGACTGGGGAGCAGTCATAGTTGTTTCTACGAGACGGGAGTGTATTCGGATGGGACCGAAGTGCAGTACGGGACAATAGTTTCTGTACCTGTGACGGAGGATCAGAGCCCATCTGAATCGCTTCCTACTCAAGCATTGCACATTGGGGATGATTTTGATGAACATGAAGACAAGGTTTCTCCCTGACCTTCATGCGTACAAGTGGGAAGATGGTATAGCCGTCAAGTTTCAGAAGTTTGAGGACCGTAGAGAAGGTCTGATAGTTGAAGCAACGTACACCCACGACGGTACGATGTTGGATTTCGGGAAGATAAATTTAAGTAGCCCGTCTACTAGAAAAACCCAAGCTAAATCACTGGGCGCTGAGTCCATTGTGTCAGCTGACGAATGGTTGAGCCGACTAAAGATTATTGCTTTTCAGTCGGTGCATGAATGGCGCAACGGAGGTGAAGCGCTAATAGATTTGGGAGCTCACTCAATAGACTATGAGAAGGCCGCGTTTATGCTAGAGCCTATGGTCAGTCAGGATGGTATATCTATCCTGTATGGCGATGGGAGTGCAGGTAAATCGCTCTTCTCACTAGCCATGATGCTCTCAATTTGTACTGGGGAGCCCTTATTAGGAGTTACCCCTGCTAGGAAGGGACGCTGTGCCTACTATGATTGGGAGGACACAGCAGATAATCACAGTGAGCGCTTACGAGCGTTGATTGACGGTAACAACCTTGATTACCCCGATAACGGAATCCTGTATAGGAATCCAGATAGGCCGATACGCCAAGTGATTGAGCGGATACAGGCCGAGGTAGCTGACAACGATATCGAACTGGTTTGCATAGACTCAATGGGGATGGCAGCAGGTGGTGATCCATCTGACCCGTCCCTCATTATTGACGCTATGAATTCCTGTAAATCTTTAGGCGTTCCAGTAATAGTAATACATCATCTCAGCGCTGAATCAGCGTCGAGTAATAACCTACAGCTTAAGTCCAAGCCGTATGGTTCAGTCTATGCGCGTAATGCAGCTCGTAATCTGTGGCTCATAGAGAAAAAGCAGGAGCTTGATTCGGAAGAATCCCTGCTGTACCTGACCCATACTAAAGCTAATCACGGACCACTGCGCTCTCGGTTAGCGTTCGATGTACGGTTCGATAATGCTGAGAATCACAGAATGATAGGCGCTACCTATGAGCAGGTCTCAGCGTCGAATTATTCGGAGGATGTAAAAGAGACCCGCAACGATAAAATCTCCGTCAGAGACGCTATTGAGGCGGTGTTACAGCGATGCGGGAGAGACGGCAACCCCTACTCAATGGCAGTTAGTCAGATTCTAAGCATCATGAAGAAGGAGGAGATACGGAAGGGGACTAGCAAGACGCAGATTCATAACGAGATTAAGATGCACCCTGATTTATATATAGACTCAACGCCCGCCGATGCCCACGGCAATACAGAGCGGTTGTGGAGACTTAAATACAGGGGCGCTGGGCTTGACGATGAATCACACTTTTAGCCAGTCACATATGAGTCACAGTATGAACGGTCATAACCAGTCACAAGTCATACCATACCCCCCTTTAGGGGGGGTATGACTGGGCTGATGAGGGAGAAAAAGATGAATGAGGTAATTGAGTATTTCGAGAAGGAAGATGGAGTGATTGTGTTTACGGAGACGACAGCGATTGCTATTTGTAGCAAGTGTGATCAGTCGTTGACGCTTGAGGATCACATAGACTGGGATGTCGTTGCTCATAAGCAATGCCCCACTAAAGGGGAAGCTGTATGAGTCACCAACACTACTGGGTTTACCCTGCTAGTAGCGACATAGAAAAAATTGGTAAGACGAGGCGTGAATGCGCCCGTTGCAGCGAGGTTGAGGTGTACGACAGGATAGACCTAGACAATCGGAGAGTAGCTGGCCCGTCAGGGCTTAGACCTGCTACTGCTAATCATGTCTGGGCAAAAAGGAAAAAGAAATGAAGCGCTCACGCTTAAAGCCACGCTCTAAGAAGATGGCAGCTAAGTATGTCGAGCGTCGGAAGTTGGTGGAGAAGTTACTTAAAGAGCGCCCGCAATGTGAAGCCGAAGTACCTGACGTATGTACAGGGAAAAGCGTAGACTTGCACGAGGTGTTAGCTAGGTCACAGGGAGGCTCAATTCTTGACCCTTCTAACATCATCTGTGTGTGCCGAGAGTGCCATGATTTTATAGGTCGAGAAGTTAAGTTAGCAACAGAGATGGGATTGAGAAGGAGGCGGTATGGATGAGGATAAGAAGGCGTTGTCTGAGGCATTGAGTTTGCTAGTAGGTTTCTGCGGTATGGGTGACATCCTGACTGCTTGGGACCCTAAGTATTTGGACTCTGATTCTTTAATAAGAGTCATAGATATCTTGTCGGAGCATCAGGACGTAACCGAGTACACGATTATGGACAGGCGACTTAATCAGATTGTGACTTTATATGGGTAAGACATTGCTTGAGGTATTCAGTGGTGATGAGGCCAGTAAGCGTGGTAAAAACAATCGGAGCCGAGGTTTATCCCTAGAGCGAACAGTCAGGGACATTCTAAATCGCGTCATGCGGGCTGAGGCGTGGCGTAACCCGTCAACTGGTAAGGAAATAGCTGATGTAGAAACTCGGACTGGTATTTGCCCTCTGTGTGACGGTCTGGGCAAATTGTCACTGGCGGTTGAGGTTAAAAGTTTTATTAAAAAAATGCCTATGTGGTTAGAGCGTGGAGTCAGTCAGTCTGAGAAAGCAGCGGTCCAAACTGGCAAGACTGGCGTAGTGATTGTGACTTGGAAGGACAAAGGCGCTAGGCGTTATTTTTTGATGAGTGAATTGCAAAAAAAAGAGGAGCCCGAAGGCTCCTCTGGTAGTTAACCCGAAGGGATGAGTTAACTAGTTCTGGTAGCTTCTCTTTCTTCCCTAAATATTTCAATCCAACGTAAATCTGAGAGCGCATTGTTTAGATTCTTGACTGCGCTTTCTCGCTCACTCCAGTAATTGTAATCAAGAGTGTTAATAATCTCTGACTTAATGTTTTCTAAATCAGCTATTATTTTTTCTATTTTCTCATCCATTTAATTTTCCTCCTGTGCTTGTTCAAAGTTATGTTCCGCTACTGCCTGATTGTCGGTCCAGTTAGCTCTCTCGGCGCATGTGTCGCAGCTTAGTTGAGTGTTATATAACTCATTACACTCAGGGCAGTAAGCCATGTATTCATCGTTACATTTACAGTAGCTTTCCAGCTGGTCACAATCTCCACAAACTGCCATTGTTAATCCTCCTGTTATTGCCTCGTGAGTTAGGTGTATAAGCGCCCCTAAAACTAGGGGCGCCAGTATTAAAATTTCCATTATTTAAGAAGATCCTTTGTCTTCTCAAGATCCTGTGCAGCTGTCTGTACAGCGGCTTCCTTAATCACTTCACTTTGGCGTCCTTGCATATTTTCAGTGAAGAACCCTAGCTTGGTGCGCTTGCGGTTTTCGCTGCAAATGGTGCATCTTTCTATTTCCCGTTCCAAGTTGCCGTAGTGCTTGCGGCCTTCTTCCTCTGCTTTAGCTTGTGCAGCGTAGAACTCACGCTTGCAATCCCCAACGTTATGATCGGCATCTACTCGCTTAATATCTAGTGCTAGTGCATCTAGCATCCAGCCTACAAGTTTCCCGTCTTCATAGTGAGTCCACGCAGCCTCGTAATCTGAAGACTTTCGACTCTTGTTAAGTACCTCATATTTTGTTGCTAACAAAACTTCAACCGACTTCATCGCGTCCAAGGAATCTTCGATGAGCGACTTGTAAAAATCAGCCCTCGCCTTTTCCTTCTCAGCTTCAGCCTTCCAGCTTATTCTGTTCGTTGTCTCTGTCTGTACCTGTGTCATAATAAAATCCCTTCTATGACTTTTCTTAACTCCAATTGTTGGAGTCATTGAGCGATTCAATCTCAGGATTGAACCGCCGCATGACTGCAATAATCTAGTCGTCTAATTCTTCCTCCCAATCATGGAGTATCCCTTGATTGCGACACCCATAGCACATCCCCTCATAGTGCCAGTCCATGTGGTTTGGGACCTCGTGTCCACAGTACCCACACTCCACCCGATCTGCTAAAGCCTCGTGGCCGTCTAGGTATTCTTCAGTTGTTGTCCAGCTCATAATAATTTCCCTTCTATTATTTGTTCTGCAATGATTATCGTATAATCAGAAAGCCTTGTCAAGCCCTCCAGTTTATAGTCCCATTCGGCCCGCGCATATCGGACCTATACCGCGCCTGATTGACTCTTCCTTGTCCAGTACCTTCCCACAGATAGCACACTGCCCTCTGAGCTTACCAAAGCGCATTACCGCGCCCTGTGGGTCTTCTGCTAGGTCCTGTAGCATCTCAGTGACTAGAGTGTTGCGCTCTAGCTTGCGATCCACTTCTCCAGTTGAATCAATCTTGCCGAGGTAGTTATCAAAGTTGCCCCACGAGTCAGGGTATATTCCTAAAGAGGATAACTCTGAGCTTGAGTAGTGCTCTTCCATATTAACTTCCTTGACGTAGAGTGAACCGGCATTTTTGCCGTCCAGTGGAGCCCTTGAGATTCGGTAGTCCTTGCCCTCCCAAGCTAGCGTTAACTTAGGTCGTTTAGCCTGTGGAAAAGTGTCTGAGAAAAAGTCAACAATCTCCCTGACATTAGTTCGGAAGACCACCTCATTTTCCCTAGCTAGATTAGCCTTGATGCAATTAATAACACCCTTAACCTGACCCACTGTGAGAGTCTCATATTCTAGGTAAGAGTCCCTGACCTTGACCAGAAATTCAAAAGTAAATTCCTCTTCTGTTAGGTACTCAACGACCCCGTCATAAATGACATCCCGATCCGAGTTACTTAGGTTGTCTACATCATCCACAGACCACTTGCTATCGGTCGCCGTGAGTAGTGTTGTAAATTCATTTTCCATTTTCAATTTCCCTTCTGTGCTTAACTCTAAAAAAGATTGTAAGGCCTACGTCAAGTATCAGCAAGCCTTACAATCTTAATCCCTTTTTGTTATCTTCGTACAATGTCGTGAGTGTTGTTAAGTACTGCTATTAGCTCTTGACCAACTCGTGCATCGGACTTCAAATCTTCAATCTGCTTTTCCAGTTCTACAATTTTTTCTCGCAAGTGTATTGCGTCTACCTCTACCTGACTTAGTCTGTTAAAAGTAGCTAGTGGGATTATGACTTTTTCTGTTCTCATCGTTTTCTCCTTAATACTTTTCGTTACCACCGGCTGTTAATGCGTCTAGGCAGTCGTCACACTTGCAATCCTGTTCGCATATTTCCACAGCTTCCCGTATTCCACGAGCGGTTAATAAATCCATAATTTTATCGAACTCACAATCGCCGTTGCATGGTGTCAACTCTCTCTGTTCAGTCATTTTAATTTCCCTTCTTAATGACTCTGGCGTCTTATTTGTTAAGGCGCTCATTGAGGCCGCCTAAATCGCTCTAGGCGGCCCGTATGAGGGTCTTAGCAATCGTCACACTGTTTTAGTATGAAGTTAGCTATTTTGTCGGCTGCGTCCATTGCCTCAAAGATTAAGTTCGGATCTTTGTCGATGGCCTCGGACCAGCCCTGAATGTAGGCCTCGGAATTTTTCTGAGTGCTTTCCACGTTTTCAAGATTGCACCACTTTGACAAGTAGGCAGCTGACCACTCAACGCTCATTTCTTCCTTGCCTCGCTCACTGTGCATTTTATAGTTGAAATTTCTCTCAACGCGTCCCTTCTTGGATGTACTGTGTCCGATCTCGTGGAAGGCTACAGAGTAATAAGCGCTTGAGTGCTCAAACTGTCCCTTCAATGGGATATTGACTGTGTCCTTGCTTGGCAAGTAGTGAGGCGCCTCACCGGCCATTGGAAGCTCGTTAAAGGCTACACCAGTACTATCAAGGTAGGCTGCGATGATCTTGTCTGCGTACTCATCAGGCTTGAAATTTTCATCTGTTGGATTGTGGCAAGGCTGGCCCTTCTTAGCCTCGGACCAGTCGACCTGCTCAGCATTGAAAACGTTAAACCAAGACAAGCGCATCTGGCCAATATATTTTCCGGTCTCAGCATTGATCCGGATGCGGATCTTTTTCCCTTCCTTGTCTGTACTTGGTACGCAGTGATTAGGCTGTGTACAGTCAGTCTTGCACTTGAACGGAGAGTAAAAGCGGTTAACTCCTGTTGTAGCCTTCTCTCCCTTGATTACTTTACCGCCTCGGTTAGATATCTCTTGAAAGCCGATCCAAGTGTTGGAAGTGTAGCCCCTAGCAATAGCCTTAAGAGTAAAGATCCAAACGTTCTTACCCTTGTAGGCTTCACCAGTGATCCGTCTTGGTAGGCCTAACTCAGCTGAGACGCCAGAGTCCCAAGGGAGGCGCCTAGTTTTTGCCATAGTGGCTTTTACTGATTCGTTTATATCGCTCTGAATTTTCCCAAAGGCTTTTTTCTGCTTTGGGGTTCGTAGTCCATAAGTTTCGATTGCTGTAGTCATTTTTATATTTTCCCTTCGTGCTTTTTTTGTTTGTCTTAACTGTTTACTATTCGATTGAGTGCCCCTTCTGCTTTTTGCGTTTCAGCTTGTAGATCTTCTAACTTATTCCGGAGATCGTTTATCTTGATAATCTCAGAATCTAAGGTGTCCTTCTCGTCCTCATAGTAGTCAGTGAGTAATGCTTGAAACTTGAGGTTGATACACATTGTCATAGCGTTAACTAGTGAGCTTTCAACCTGTCCGATCTGCTTGAAGCTCTGGTTAACTGGCTGTCCAAACTGAATCGACTCTTTCAAATCATTAACCGCATATCCTACGGTCCCTACTACTTGGACGATATTGATCCTCGCCTCGGTAATGTCGTTGACATCCTTAATGAAGTTGAATGTCTGCTTGGTGTTAAAAACTGTAATCATTTCTGATTCCCTTCTTTTTTTGCTTTCGCTTTGTGCAAAAGCTATAGCAAAAGTGTAAAGGGTATCGTCAAGCCTTAAAGAGTAATTAGCAGAAACACCATACACAGCAAGGGAGTTAGCCAAATAAAAAGTAGCGGCCTGATTTAGTTTTTTTGTCTATCTCTGGTTCTACGGTCTCAGAGAGTAGCTAATCACTAAGGGAATAAAGCACCAATACAAGGCCAAATCCTAAACACGGATAAACCGACATTTAATGCTGGTTTATTTTTTGGCCTTTAATACCAAGGGATTAAGACCGCCACCAGTAGAGCGATTAAAGGCCGTTGCCTATCAATTGATAGGTGAATGATAGCTAGCTAGTAACTGAGCTGTATAAGTGGGATAGGACTAGCGATACAGTCATATGTAAATAATATGTAGCGCTCAGCTAGAAATAATGTTGTCTTGGTTTGCTGTGGCTTTGCTGCATGGTGGTAATGTTAAGTAAAATAGTCATATACAGCCCTACAACAAAGCAGAAAAATAACTAGGCGAAGGGTGGGGTCAAAGTTCGGCGCTACCTCTCCTTTAGGAGAGGGCCACTTAAAGATAATTCATGGGATTCCGAGATATTAAGTTGCGGGGGGAAGCTAATGATGAAAGGAACAGGTTAAAGTCATTAACTCCCCCCAGCGGTGGAGGTTGTTAAAGTATAACTGATTTGGTTATACTTGTTTCACGTTAAACATGAGGAGGCATTATGCCAAAGGTAGGTAATAAGCACTATGCGTACACTGCAAAGGGTATGGCTAAGGCTAAAGCGGCAGCAAAGAAGAGTGGTAAGAAGGTGAGTTATGGGAAGCGCAAGAGGAGAACATAGTTATGCCACCTAGAGTTAAGGCTCGTAAACCAAGAGCATCGGTAAAAAGTCCGAAAGTAAGTTTGGCGGTGTATAAGGCTGCTGAGGGGATTGGTCCAAAGAGAAAGCCCACCACTCGTAGGAGTATAAAGTACAAATCTACCCCTACTACATCTGTAGCGAAGGGTCGTGGTACATCGACTGGACGTAAGAGTCGTAGTGTCCGTCCTCCTAGACCGTATTATTGGGAAACCAGTGACAAGGGTGGATTACCCCGTAAAAGCAGTGTAGGTGGTTCAAGGAGAAAATAATGGCTAATTGGATTAAGAAGGCTACGTCTAAGAACAAGGGTGCGTTTGGTCGACAGGCTAAGCGAGCTGGTATGAGTACAGGTGCATTCGCTAGGAAAGTTAAAAAGAGTCCCAAGAAGT